CGATTAAACATCTTTTGGACTTATCTAATCCAATCAATCCTAATCAACCTGCACCACCACAACCTAAAGCAGAAGATTTAAAATTACCCAAGCTGAAACAATTATAGTAATGAACGAATTAACACCAGAAGCATTATTAGAACTTAAAAATGAATTAAGTCAGATAGGTGCTTACTTACCAGAAAATAAAGCACCTTACATTTGGGATACATTTAATCACATTAGAGATGAGCAAGAACCTAGACCTTGCACATGTGCATCCGCAGGAGGACATTGGAAAAGAGCAATTGACTTTTTACATGATTACGCAAAGAATAGATAATGATTATCGACTCAGGTAGTATTCAACAATGTGAATGTGAAAGAAGATTAGTCGGACTATATAACGAATCTAATAATTGGTTAGTATCAGCAGCAAAAAAGATTACAAAGAATAGAGAGGAAGCAGAAGACTTAGTACAAGAACTTTACATTTACTTACATGAGAAGTGTAATGTTAAATTGTTTTGGGGTGATAACACTTACAATCTATTCTATTGTAATAAGTTTCTTCATAGTAGATTTATGAACAAAACTAAAAAATTGAATCGAGTTAAACTAATGGGTGACTATACCGCATGGGAAGAACAAGATGAAATTATATATGATGAAGAAAGAGATTTACAGATACAAAGAGCACATGACCAAATACTAAATGAACTAAAGCAATTAGAGAAAACAAAGATGTGGCCACAAAGCAAGATATTTCAATTGTATTGGATGTCTGATGATACTTTGGACGAGGTAGCAAAGAAGATTAAAATCAGCAAGAGTACAACATTCCTTGCAGTAAAGAAAGTAAGAAAATATTTAGAACAAGTTATAGATAATCCATTTGATGTTTAAGAAACCATTTAATAGAACAATAGGAGAGGAAAGAGTATGCAAACATTGTAATACATCATTTTATACATTCAAACCTAGGTATAGTTGTAATGCATGTCTAAATGCAAAACAAAAGATAATTGAAACAAAGAAAAGAGCTTTATACAAAAAGAAAGAAAACTATCCATTTAATACTAAAACAAATGAAGCAGGTGCAAGATTTCATAGAATACAAAGAGAATTAAGAAAAGCTTGGATTGAATTTGAAAAGACAGGCAATAGAGATGTTATAACTCAACACTATGATAAACAACTTAAAGAGATAGAAGAGAATGGGATATTAAAGTGGATATTAGATAGAAGAGATTTTGAAAGTCTAAATGCTAAAACTATAAAGAGTAGAAAAACTATTACAAGAGATTATCCAAACCATCATGACTACTACGAATATTAAGCATCATAACATAGATTATCAATATGTTTACTTTACATTTAATTGGACTTGGATAAAGGATAAACAAATTGTACATAAGGGAGATGAAACAGGTGGAGCACTTTTTATTTTAGATAGTGAAGGCAACTTAGTAAAAGGATATGGATATGAAAGACTTATGTAATCAACTACAAAGGATAATGCATAGTGTTATAATAATATACAAACCGAATAAATAACGGAGAAAAAACAATTATGGCAAAGTTTGAAGTAGGAAATAAATTAGGTGGAAGAAAGCCAGGTTCTTTGAATAGAAGCACTGAACAGGCTAAATTAACTATTGCTAGATTAGCGAATAGAGGATTGGATAATATCATGGAGGACTTTGATAAAATTAGAAAAGAAAGTCCAGTTGAAGCAGCAAAACTTTATTTGAAACTATTAGAGTATATCGTACCAAAGAAATCCTCAATGGAAATAAGTGGTGAGATAGACCATAGAATACAGCAAGTAAGTATAAACATAAATAGAACAGGTAGTGAACCTAGAGATTAACACAACTATTACATTTGAAAATCTATTAGATTCTAAAAGTAGAGTTACACAACACATAGGAGGAACGAGAAGTGGTAAGACATATGCTGTATTGCAATTCCTGATAGTAAAGGCAATAGAAAATAAAGAAACAATAACAATAGTAAGGAAAACAATTCCCTCTCTTAAAAGGACTGTAATAAAGGATTTTAAGGATATCTTACAGGGACTAAACATATGGCAAGATGAGAACTTTAATATTACTGACCGCATCTATAACTTGTACGATTCAACTATTCAATTCCTCTCTACTGATGATGCTGATAAGTTACGTGGTATTAAATCTACTATACTATTTATTGATGAGGCTAGTGAGATTGATGAAGAAAGTTATTTTCAATTATCTATTAGAACTTCAGGCAAAATCATACTTGCTTACAACCCGACAGTTAGTCCTTACCATTGGCTTAGAACAATGCCAGAGGTTGAGAGATATGTAACGACTTATAAAAATAATATTTACTTACCTAAAGAAATGGTGGATGCGATTGAGAACTTACAACATACGAACGAGAAATACTGGAAAATATATGGTAAAGGTGAATTTGCCCCCAATGATAAAGCAATTTTTCAATTTGATTTATGTGATAGTATCGATGCTGACTTTGTTGGTTTTGGTATTGACTTTGGTTTCAGCAGTGACCCTACTGCTCTTTGTGCTGTCTATAAAAATAGTGATACAATCTTTTTGGAAGAACTTATTTACGAAAAGGGATTAGTGACAAACGACATAGTAGCTAAATTAAATTCATTGGACATTCAGAAGAGTGAAGAAATATGGGGTGATAGTGCAGAACCAAGACTAATAGAAGAATTATATAGGAGTGGGTTTAACATTAAGCCAGTAGTAAAGGGAAAGGATAGTATTAAGTTTGGTATAGGTGTGATGCAGAATTATAAGATAAAGATATTAAAGACATCACAAAATCTAATCAATGAGATGTATGCCTACCAATACTCAACTGATAAACATGGTTATACTACTGACACACCTGAAGGAGGATTAGACCACTTAATAGATGCTGCAAGGTATTGTTGTATGATGAAGTTAAGTCAGAAAGCACAAAGGAAAGGTACATATGCAATTACAATAGGACAATATAAATACTAATGGAAAATATAGATTTAAACAATGGATTCAGCGATACTCGTCCTCAGATGTGGACAAGTGATGAGATAAGAGAACTTATACTCTATGCTAAACAATTACAGGAAGAAGTAGAAAATAAATCTGCTCAACTAATAATGATGAACAGCAAATTAGAAATAGAAGAAAAGAAAGTTACAAGATTGACAAACATATTAAAAGCATTAAACTTATGGCAGTAAAAGAATTAGAATTAAAAGTACCTACATCATATGGTGATATTACTTTGAAACAATGGATAGATTTACAGAATGAATTAGAAGCATACAAAGATGACGCAGATGCAGTCACTGCCTTAATGTTATATCACTTATGTGGATTAGAACCAAAGTATTTAAAAGGTATTGCAATAGATGATTACGCATTAGTTAAACAACAATTAGAATCTTTTTTAGGTAATACTGAGTTACCACTACAAAGAATAATCCGTATAGATGGAATAGAATATGGATTCGAACCTAACTTATCTCAAATGTCTTATGGTGCATATGCAGATATAACACAATACAAAGACTTAACAATAGATAAGAATTGGGCAAAGATAATGTCAATACTATATAGACCTATTAAACATAAGAAAGGTGATATGTATTCTATTGAAGCATACGATGGTGAGATGCGAGAAGAGATGTTTTTAAAAGTAGGAATGGATATACACTTTGGTGCATTGTTTTTTTTTGTCAATTTATTAATGGACTTGCTGAAAGGTATCCTGAAATCTACGATGGAGAAGGATATACATCCCAACATCAAGCAAATTTTGGAAAGAAGTGGTCAGCTTATTCCACACTCATTGACCTCGCCGGCGGAGATATTACAAAAATAGATTTAGTTACAAAGGAACCATTAGAGAAATGTTTATTATATCTTGCATACAAAACGGATAGAAATAAAACAGATACTCTATTACATAACGAAGCGATGAAAAAGATAGGTAGATAATAACTTTTCAAATCTTTATTGTTATTACTAAAACGAAACTATGGGAGGCATTTGGAGCAATAGCAGAAATGGTAATTTAAGATATTCAGTCAATAGAGAGAATCAGTCTGGTATATTCCTGGGTCCTACTCGTGGTTTATCAAGTCCAAAGAATAGTAGAAGAGGTTGTTTATGTTTAGATAGAGATACCTATGATGTTAAATGTTGCAATGGAGCATTGATGCAGCAAGGTATTGGTAACATACAATCACCTAATAGAACAGGCGGCGGTGGATTTAGTGATGGATACGATGAAGGTTTCGAACAAGTAAATCAGTAAAATAATATAAAGATATGTCTCAAATATCAAAGCAAGCACTTATAGTTGATAATAATCAATCATTCCCTACTAACAACGCAGGTGAAATTACACCTTCGGACTTAAGGGCATTTAATGTTAATATGATTGATTCATTGGTAAACGAAATACCATACCAATCATTTACAGCATCAGTAACTAATTCAATTAACTTATTGAATCAATTTAGTGCATCTCAACAACCATCTTTTAATGCATTGAATACATTTACTGCAAGTCAGTTAACAATCAATACAGGCGTTAATAGTTTTACACAATCTACAAATGCATCAATAAATAGTTTGACTGCAGAAGTAGACCAATTACAAACATGGAGTGGTAGTGTAAATGCTATATCAGCTAATGGTGCATTACAAGGATACTCAACAAGACTTAATTTTTATGGATTAATGACTGCAAGTATTGTACAAAATATAGATGGCCCAATAGCCGCAATAGGATTATTAAGTGATACATCTAGAGTTAGTACTTCATCTTTTAATGCTTATACTGCATCTACTGATTCATCTATAAGTAATTTAAATCAGTTTAGTGCATCTACATTAGGTAGACTTACTAATATTGAGTCTACTACTGCATCTTTAAATACATCAGTAAGTAATTTAAATCAATTCACTTCATCTCAAATAAGTTTTAATGCGAGTGCAACTGCATCTATTATAGCTTTACAAAGTTTTTCATCTTCATTAGATAATACATTTGCAACTGATGCACAACTAGCATCAGTTAGTGCTTCTTTAAATGAAACTAAATTAAATACATCTTCTTTTAATTCTTATACTGCATCACAAGCTTTATCAAATACTATATTTGCAACAACAGGTAGTAATACTTTTTATGGTAATCAATTCGTAAATAATGGTGCATTACAAGTTGCAAGTTATAACGAAGCTACTCCACAATT